GTTGAACCGGTAATTTATAAAAGTCTATCAAGCTTTGACTTGATAGGTCGGTTGCAAAAAGCAACCGAAAGAAGACAAGCTGCAGCTCATGTTGCAGCGGTGGCAGCTAGTCTGCCAATCCCTATGGTGGTTGAACCACCTGTTACACAGGTAGTTGAACTACCAGCGGCCTTTTTGGCCGCACCTGAAATTACTGCGGAAGAACTCCGTAGAATGACCTTTTCACCACAGGTCATTGCTGCGCAAGACGCAGTTGCGAAAAAGGTTGCTGACGCAACCAAGGTGAAAGAGAAAACACGTCTGGAACGTGTAATGAGAGCTAAGCGATCCCGAGAGGATCGTAAGCTAACGGCTGAGGCGAAAGCCGAAGCCACAAAATACTTGGCCAAGTGGGCCAAGATAAAAGAAGAGAAACTGACTCAAGCAGTCAGATCTAAGGAAGCTCGAGCTAGACTCGAGGCACAGCGGTACAAACGTGCCGTTTCGTGGGCTGGTCCCCAATTCAAAGAGGCTAGTCCTCAACAACTTTTGTCCTGGTACGAACACAGTAGCAGGGCAGGAATGAAACTACCCTTTAGGGTAGAATCAGGTTTGGAGACAACCAAACCAGTCGTTTTTAAAAAGACGCAAATTAAGAAAAACCAAGAGAAGGCTCCTCTTGTTAAAACTAAAGAGCCAATTAATAAAAGAAGAAAGGTTCAAGGACCAATCACAAAAGATGGGAAGTTCCCATTTGTGACTGGTCCTTACAGGATCTCAGACCGCGAGATTGTATCTCGCATTTATAAGGAAATGCGTCCTGGTGACGCAGCCTTTAAAGGTTTTGCAGCGGCTCTAGAAGTTCGCGCACATAGGGCAAGATTCCCTATGACAAAACCCCAAATCCCCATGCGGTACCCGCGTGAGGATTTTCAGAAAAGCCTGCCCCGGCTATTTAATAGGGGACTGGACGAGGCTGAGCCTCGTGTTCGTGTTAAAAACCCACGCGGACAAAGAAAATCGAAAACGAGTCGAAACTCGTTACGCGGTTCATCTTTGTTTGTAAAACAAAGTGGGTTTAACAGTGATCAACATTTAGGTGTTGATTACTCACAAATACCCGATGGATTCGGGTATCCAACAGAAGAACAGCGAATTGAATTCGCTGTGGATAGAAGTGCACTGTTTGCACCCCAAGCGGGTAGCATAACAGAGCACAATATGACAGAGCAGGTTGAGTATGAGAGGGTTGATCCCTCTTCTTTATCTGCCAATTCACCTTCTCCGACCCATGTTGATATGGAAGCGGAGAACATCAGATTAGCGTATATCCAATTATTGAAAAGATACGCTGAAGCTGGTTGCGATGTGCCTATGCACGGTGGTATGACGAATGTATATGAAGCGACACTTAGTGAGCTTCAAATGCGATCGTTGATATCAGGTATAGCACATCAACTCGAAAACCATGTAGAATCATTTGGTTTCGAGATGCAATCAGGTACAACTGATGATCACCAAGAAATTGGTGAGGTGAAAGTAGAGGGGACTGTGTCCTCTCTACCTGTTGTTAATGAACCCCATCTTGATCGATGGGATAGTTTTTCTAGGATCTTCAGACATCCATTTATACTTTATAATGGTGTTTTGCATGAAGATTCGATTGGTGCACGGTTAGTTAAGCTAGCCGTGCCCCAAGATTTAATGAGAGAAGATGTCTCAACCAATCTTCACCTTATTCAATCTATGTTTGCGATGTTTAAGTGTAATATTGAATTTACACTTACAGCATCAACAACTAGTTTGGTAGGGGGACGATTGCTAATGGCATTTGATCCTTATGCACGGAGTCACGCTGTGAACAGTACACTATCTATAGCAGATTTACATGCTTTAGACCACGTTGTACTAGATTTATCACAGGAGACTCAGTGCTCTTTAACCATCGACGCTTCGACAGCGTCGTCTTATCTTATGGCCACCTCAGGTGGTCTTGCATCTACTACGATGGGACACCTAGTGATACACAATATCGCTAGAACCCTTTTATCAGAGCAGTCTACAGGAGTTGAACTTGCCTTAACAGCTAAGTTCACAAATATAGATTTCGCAATGAGTCGTATATCGACAACAGACACATATTATGAAATGCAGTCTGTGAAGATGACCGGAGCTACCAATCTTAGTTACGGTCAAAGTCGTCATGTTGAATTTTTGACGGCCGGTACATCCTCCCCAGATGGTTTTGGGGAAAACAATTTACAAACCTTCACTCGCAGGTGGGGTTACACTGGTTCATTTAATTGGACTAATGAAACCTCGGTTGGCTCACTACTCGACCATAGAGCAGTGCACCCCTGTTTATCAAATATCAGTGGTGGAGAGAAGTTACGGACAAAGAGTGTGCAAACTACACACCTTGGATTGATAACATCCATGTTCACCTATTGGGGTGGATCTTTAGAATTTAAACTGGTAGTTCCAGTTACAAAAACACATACGGGAAAGTTAATGATTGTTTATTTCCCGGGTAATACTCCAATTGATTTGAAGAATTACCGTCAATATAGAAACGTTGAGTGGAACGTAGAAAAGAACCACGAGATGGAGTTCAAAGTAGAATATGAAGCACCTAATCCTTGGTGTTACACTACTTTGTCAACTGCATTTCGTTCTACGGAGTTGACGAAAATGGGCACATTAGCCATTTTCGCTTTGACAAAACTCACGTCAAACATGATGCCCACGACCAATGTGGATGTCCTCACCTATGTTAGGGGAGGAGAAGACTATAGGGTATCCGTGCCTGCGCACGTTACCAGCAAACCTCTGGACAGGTTTGTAATGGAATCTATCTCTGTTAATTCGGTAGGTAGTTTCCCTAGTCTCATAATGAATCCATGCGTTGATACGCTGGAACAAATGTGTAGGCGTCCAGAGCTAGTTGGACATAAAATAGAACTAGCCGTTGATAACGCACTGGTTGTACCAGTGCGCCCATTCATGATGGGCACTGATGGAGTGATGAATCGCATCGTCAGTGCATTCGCCTTTTGGAAAGGTGGAATCCAGTATACAATGCTAACGCGACATGGGGACAATTTCAAAATTGAATATGTTCCCGTTATGCAAGTGGCTCAAAAGCACATGTCTAAACCGTATTATACGGTTTCGCGACATGCATTGCCTTCTGGACATCAGAATACCGCAAACTTGGTATATTTGGATACAGGGCTAAATGGTCAACTATCGGTAGAGATACCGTGGTGTTCGACATATAGTGCTTTGTATAATCCATTGATTATCAAGCGTGCGAAGGATAAAGTAGCATTCCCTACTTTATCGACGTATATGGGGTGCCTCATTATCACAACAAATGATGATGAGGGAGGTTGTTTTGATTTCTATAGATCAGCTGGAACTGATTTTAAGTTATCAATGTTAACCGCTTTTGGTGACATCAAATCTAAAGTTTATACTGTTAGAAGCGAAGTTACATTACGAAGGCGGGAGACGGACGATCAAGAAACCATCCCATCGAAAGGAAAAGGAGCACCAAACGAATATACTCTGGGTATGAAGAGAACAGAGGATTCAGATGAAGTATTCACAGAGAAAGAACTTTGGAAGTTCTTTGATCTGAAGAAAGAATACAAACCTGTTCAATTGGATCGCTCCAAGCGCGAAGGTATCATTATTGGTAGTACTAGTAGTGACACCCCTTCAACCGTCCACCGTGATAGTGTGGACGATCCCTTTAAACTTCAATCGGGTTTTACTGAGAAAGCAGGGAAAACGGCATATGATTTACTTAATCAGATTTATAATACTGTTACCGATGTTCCAAACATCGTTAACGGTAGGATAAATAAGAAAGTAGATAGTGTTGCCGATAACCTCGCTTGCAAGGTAGTGGATTCAGCTTTTGACCACTTTAAAGCACATATTAAAAACGTATTTGAAAATAATGCGGTGATAATTATATGTGTTACAGTGGCCGGAGCCGTCCTCGCTCTTGCATTTATCTCAATGACCATGAAAGGAGTTCCCGCTCGACTCGGGTCTCTACTCGTAGTAGCACTTGCTGGCACAGTATTAGTACGCCATGATATTAAGCTTCAAGAATTACTGAAATTGACAGAAAATCGCCTTCCACGCGATCAATTTGTCATGCAGTCATTCTCGACTCATAATATTAAGGACATTATTACTGGTGCCTTAGTCTTCCTACTTTCTTTAGTCGGTGTATGTAACTCACGATCAGTGTTACACAGTTTGGACGCTATAGCAGTCCAGGCTCGTAACTTGTCGTGGTTCAAAGCCGGCTTCGAAAGTATCATGAAGATGCGAGAAGCTATCGATAACGAGATTGCTCCCGTTGTACCAAACCAAATAAAAACCATATTTTCAAAAATGGTCAATGGTGCGACTGGAGTATGGGATCAAGCAGTTGATCTGCTAGATCCCTCCGAAAGATTAAACATCCTGCGCGATGAAAAGAGGCGGGATGAAGTCCTCAAAGTTTACGTCCAACTACGAGCGTTGGTAACAGAATCGGCTGGTTCCGATGTAAGCAATGAGGCAAGACGGACATTGATGCACGTATTCGGAAGAATGCAGTTGTTGCGTGATGAAGTGCTATCATGTCATGTGTCGTCAGATTTCCGTGTGGACCCTTACCACATTTCTATTTATGGAAGACCTAAAATCGGTAAATCATCAGTGATTTCCGATCTTCTTAGAGATGTAGTGCACCACAGGAATCTGCCATTCGACAATATGGCATATACCATTAATCCGACAATGAAGCATTACGATAGCTACCTAGGTCAAACAGCAGTCATTTTTGACGATCTAGGAGCATTAAGTGCATCTGACATTAGCGAGTCCGACCTTGGACGACTAATGGCTATGAAATCAAACCAACCCTTGCGGTTGCCCATGGCCAAATTAGAAGAAAAAGGGAGAGAATTTTCATCAAAGTTAATTCTCTCAGCTACTAATGTCGCAGTATACAGTCGTCCTGGATTTGCTGATCTAGGTGCTGTAAACAGGAGACGAGACTATTTGATCCAGGCTGATCGAGTGTCTCTTAAAGGCCTTGCGGGAGCTAGTAAACTCCCATATCAAGGCGATTACCAAGATACGATGTATTATCGTCGTCTGGATCCTCTTAATGGATCCCCTATTACGAAGTGGTTCACTTACACTGAGCTGCTGCAGAATATGTTCCCCTTGATGGACGAACATTATGCGTACCAAGAGGTACTACGTAATAGGGCTACATTAGCTGGTCCTACTGAGGGTTATGCCAACACCTTCCAAATACAAAATGGAGCTGGACCCAGTGAGAGAGACGTAATTATGTCTATTCCATCTAAAGATACAACATTGCATCCAGTACGGATACTTTCTGTTATGAATTATCAAGAGATTGCGCAAGTAACTCTGATAGATCAGAAACAAGAAGTTAGAGCAATGTTTCCTTTAGTGAAAAAGTACTATACGGTTAAAGCCCGTGATGCTTTTAGGAAGAAGACATTCGACAAAATCAAAGTTGCGCAAGCACCTGCGATTGAAAGTCGATTACGTGTTAATGACCCATTGGTCATTCTCACTGGTTCCATCCTATTGATTGGGGCACTATATATATTGTATGTATATGTGTGGCCCACTAAGGAAAAGGTGGAGCTCGAATCGGTTGTTACAACAGTCCGCGACAGAGTTAAGACTACATCACATCCAGTGGTGCTAGAATCAACAGTTGCATCTGTTAGAGATCGAGTCGCCAAAACTGCAGTGCCTGTAGTTTTGGAATCAACAGTAGCTTCAGTCAAAGATGCGAAATCTAGAACTGCTTTACCAGTAGTTTTAGAGTCGAACACTCTGACTGAAGATTCAGACGACGATGATACATTGGTATCATCAAAAATTAAGAGCGTTGATCGCTCTCAGTTATCTGGGTTTTCTCAGGAAGGAGACCCAGGCCTGGTGCCTTTGCCGATGCCAATGACGCTTGAGCAAGTTGATAACTTCGACATAGATAAGTATTCAAGATGTGATAAAGCTAGTGATACAGTTATCGCTAGGTATTATACCAATTTTGAGTTACAGTCTGTTGAGGACATCAACGCGCGGAGCGTTATACACGCAAGCCTGGACAGCATGGTGGAATTGCGGTTACCGTTAGATGATGGGCGCACAGCCCGAATCAACGGTTTACTTGTGCAAGGACACAATTGTGTGTTACCACACCATTTCTTTGAGAGATATGGTACTAAAGTTGGTACACCGTTCACGGTAACAGTGGCTGGTAAAGAATTCCAACAAGAATTCGAGCCTGATAGATCAGTCCGTGTAGGACAACGAGATCTTCAAGTCTATAGGTTTTCTGCACGTGTTTCACAAGGCAGAAACTTACTGGGTCATATAGCCTCTGAAGTTGACCATTTACAATTCTTACCAAGTAGTGGATCACTTGTGTGTCACTCCAATTCGGGAGGTCGCACAATGGTGAACATGTTTTGTCCTGACAGGATACAACGGAACACTGCGTCTATCGTATACGACTACGGTAGATGTAAGAATTTCTTGCGCGGATATCAATATCGCGCGTCAACGAAAGAAGGCGATTGTGGCGGAGTATTATTTAGATACTCTACACAATCAACCAGAAAAATCCTCGGTATGCACGTCGGAGGACTGTCAGGTGCTAGTATGGCATTTTCGGAAGCTCTTGTTAAAGAGCAGATTGAAAAAGCTATGTTAATACTTGATAGTCGTCACGGAGCATTTAAAATGCAATCTCTAACGGAAGTTATAGAACGCATGCATGCTGAAGGATTACTTGAAGATGGTGCGCCAAGAGGCACCATTCTAGATTTATCACCTAGGCTCCAAGCAATTGGAACTTTACCTAGGCAATTCGCGAAACCTGCTTCGCGAAACTCCAAAATCGTGCCGACTAAGTTGTTCCCGTGTTTTGAAACACGTGTGGATTCAGCAGTTTTAAGTAACACTGATCCACGGAACACATCACGGAAGAGCATTTTGGTAACTGCTGTAAATGGTTACGGAGACGATGTACGTTTCTTTAATACCAACTACTATAGGATGATTGAAGATCACTTAGTAGCAAAATACAGACGGTTTCCAGGCTCTATCTGTCACGAGGATGGAAGTCTACGGGTTCTTACCGTAGACGAGGCAATAAACGGGATACCTGGAGTACCCCACGCAGATCGCATGAATATGTCCACCGCAGAAGGTGCATATTGGGATGTCGGTCGTGGTATATCAGACCACGATAAGCGATGGCTGTTCGATGTCGTCACAGAGGAAGGGAAACCTGACAAATACGTACCAAAACCCGAACTTATGGGTAGAATTGTGTACGCTCTAGAGCAAATGGAAAAGGGAGAAGTCCCTAGTATCCTATTTAGAGAAACCCTCAAAGACGAACGTCGACAGTTGCGACACACCACCAATCTCAAAGAAGATCCCAACTTCGTCCCAAAAACACGGAGCTTTACTGTTTGCCCAGTAGAGTTTACTATTTTGGTTCGAATGTTTTGTTTTGCGTTCGTTCAAATGATCGAAAACAATAGGGAACATCATGAGATACAGGTGGGTATAAACCCGATGGGAGGTGACTGGACGTCACTACATCATAAACTCAGAGAAAACTCGCCATTTGTTATAGCGGGAGATTTCGGCAATTACGATAGGGGAAACCCGGCTGAAAATCTTGAATGCTCTGGGAACGTCATTAATCGTATTTATAACGATTCAGAGACTAATCAAAGGATTAGACATATCTTAATGACTACAGCATATACCCACCTTTCCTTGGTGGATAATTTTGTAGTTGTCATAGATAAGGGTCTACCTTCTGGTTATCCTTTGACATCTGTTGTAAATTCAGTTAATAATGATATTTATAAATATATGGCGTGGTTGCATCTTGCACCACAAGAATATAAATCATTAGATAACTGCGACAGAATGACTACCTCGAGCTACTATGGAGATGACCATCTTCATAGCGTTAAACAAGAGGCGTTGGAGTTCTTTAACCTCCGTACGCTAGGTAAATTCTTTACAGAAAGTGGAATAAAGTACACTGACGAGCATAAGAATGACTGGCGCGGAGCTGAAGAGTTCAGCACTCTGGATAAAGTATCTTTCTTGAAGAGAGGCTTTGTAGAGGATAAAAGTGGCTATGTATTATCACCACTTAGTAAAGAAACTATAGAAGGTCGATTCCTCATGTGGATGAAATCACCTAATGTAGAAGAATACGAAATCCTTACAGAGTTAATACAGAACTCTTTGAGAGATGCAATGATGTGGGGTCCAGAATACTTTAACGATTTAAGTGCGTCAATATTTACAGCACTTACATCCGTTGGGTGTCCCGAGATCATGCCGATATTATCCTATCGCAGCGAATACGATCGTTGGATAAGGATATGTAGTGGGGAACTAATAGATAGTACCTCGTATATTTCAGGTCAAAACTTTGGTTTGTAACTAAAGTTTTGGTAACAGTGTCCCATTGGGGATAATCCTTTGTTAGAGTTAAGTGCAGGCGCATAAACGAGAAGGGTTAGAGGGTCA